CTAATTGTTGAATATGAACGCACAGAGATTGTTGAATCAGATAATGGAGATTGATCCAGTAGAGATCCTCAATGAACTTAATAAAGAGTTTCCTAAAGAGTTGCGCATCGCAATCCTAACTATTCAGAACCGCAAGTTACAGGAACAGCTAGACGAGTTAGAAAAATAAAGAAACCCCTCATCTTTCGATGAGGGGCTTGCTTGTTTAGTGTTTATGCTCTACGCAGTTGTGAAGTTTGAAATCTTGTGCTGTGTATTGGTTGTCACCTTCTAATTCGTTTTCCCTGTTGTATAATCCTGCTACCATTTGGGCTGTTGGGAACTTTTCTCCATTAGGTAGTTTTCCAACCATTACGAACTCGTTCCACCATCCGTTCGCTGTTTCTTTTTCTTTCTTATTATCACGGCAGTCTTTGTGGTGTACTTGAAAAGTGGCGCTTTTCGTGGCTGAGTTGTAAACTGTTGTTTCAACCATTCTGTTGTTATCTGATGGGCATGTCATGGAATTTGTCCTTTCTTGATTTGTAGTGTTCAACTCCATGTATTGATTATACCTTAGTTAGGGGGGATATGCAACATTATCCACAAATAATTTCCACAACTCCTGACAGCGCTGTGGCAAAGTGTTATCCTGCTGGCATGGCTAATACACGATTCAAGCGCAAGATTAAAAAGCTGACCGGACTGCACCTCAAAGAAATATCAGGCGTAGACCATCCAGCTTCTCTCCATGAGGGTTGGGCAGTTATGAAATCAAGCGATAATGATTTGGATGTGGCATTAGCTGAAGTAATGGAAACACAAGAATCGGAGATGAACGTGGAAGACGTTATCAAAGAAGAAGGTGTCGCTGAAGAAGTTATTGAGACAGAAGAAGTTGAAGTGACTGACGTAACTAAAGAGCTTGAGGATGTTCGAAAAGAACTCGCCACAGCTCAAGCGCAGGTCGCACAACTACAGGAAGACTCCGCTACGGAGAAAGCACTGAAAGACGCTCAACGTTGGGCAGTCATACCGCAGCTTGACCCAGTAGAGTTCGCCCCTGTACTTCGCTCACTTCGTTCGGTTGACGCTGAATCTTCTGCAAAGATAGAAGAAATACTAGATGCAACAGCTATCGCCCTCGGTGAAGTTGGCATCTTAAAAGAAGTCGGCTCTGACGGAAGCCCAGAAGCAGAAGACGCATACGGTCAAATTGAAACCATAGCGAAAGCAATGGTGGAAGAAGGCACAGTATCGTCACTCGCTGAAGGTATTTCGAAAGTAGCCGTAGATCAACCAGAACTGTACAGCGCTTATGTAGCTGAACAGAGAGGAGCCTAATCATGGCATACGAAACAGTAGGTATAGACGTTGGAACCTTCACGGCTTCCGCTGATCTATCCGCAAAACAATACTACTTCGTAAAAATGTCCGGTGACAATACCGTGACAGTTTGCGCCGCAGTAACCGATAAACCAATCGGAGTTCTACAGAACAAACCAGCATCAGGAGAACAAGCAATCGTACGAGTCTTTGGTGTTTCCAAAGTTTCAGCCGATGTTACTCTTGCAGCTGGGAATGTTGCTGGAACCTCCGCTGATGGTCAATGTCAGACAGTGTCCGCAGGTTCTGAGACAACCGTCTTCAACTGCGGTCAAGTCTTAACAGGTGGTTCAGCTGGCGAATTAGTATCAGTATTGGTAACAATATCAAACAGCAGAGCAGCGTAAGGAGACTAAACGATGCCACAACCAACAACATCAGACGCTCATGTAGACGCAGTATTGACGAACATGTCAATCGCTTACATGCAAGACGCAGATCACTTTGTAGCTGGAAAAGTCTTCCCGACAGTTCCAGTCCAAAAACAAAGCGACCTATACTACACATACACCCAAGCTGACTTCTTCCGAGATGCCGTTGAATTACGAGCAGACGGAACAGAGTCAGCCGGAACAGGGTACGGTCTTAGCACTGACAGCTACAGCGCACTCGTATATGCTCTCCATAAAGACATCGGAGATCAAGTTCGAGCTAACAGCGATGCACCACTGTCACCAGATCAAGACGCAACTCGATTCCTGACACAACAAATGCTACTCCGTCAAGAAATTGACTGGGCTAGCAAGTACTTCCAGACATCAATCTGGGGAACTGATAGCACTCCTTCTACCCTCTGGAGCGCAGCATCAGGCTCAGACCCAATCGGGGATGTGCAAACAGGAATCAATACTGTACTAACCAACACCGGCTACAAGCCAAATACGATGGTAATGTCATACGCTGTCTTTAGTATTCTAAAGAACCACGCTGACATCATTGATCGTTACAAGTACACAAGTTCAGCATCAATCACAGAAGAATTACTTGCTTCTGTTCTTGGCGTTGATCGAGTACTGGTCATGGGTGGAATCAAGAACTCAGCAGCAGAAGGCGCAAGCGCCTCCTATGCACAAATTGGAGACAAGGATGCTTGTCTACTTTATGTAGCGCCAAACGCTGGAATCATGGCTCCATCAGCCGGTTACAATTTCTCATGGACTGGGTTAGCTCAGTCAGGTGGGATTGGTACAAATACTGCAATCAGCCGTTTCCGTATGGATGCTTTACGAGCTGACAGGATTGAGATTGAATCCGCTTGGAGCTACAAAGTAGTTTCCTCAGCACTCGGATACTTCTTCTCAAACTGTGTAGCCTGATTCAGTTAAGTTACCCAGATCAAGTATCTGCCACCGCTTAACCGATAAAGTGGGGAGGGATGGGGCAACCCTCCCTCTCCACTAACACTTTTAGGAGACAATCATGGCATGGAGTTATTCAGGAGACCCAGATTCGAGCGCATTAGATAGTGTCCGGTTCTTAATAGGTGATACAGACACTAACGATCAGCTCTTAGCGAACGAAGAAATAAGCTGGGTTAATAAACAAGTCAGCGGAAGCACAACCTCAACCGATGCGCTGTACACGGTCGCTTACCGTTGCATGGTGACTATCGCTTCCAAGTTCTCAAGGCTAGCCGATCAAGCCGTTGGCGATATGCGTGTCAGCATGTCACAGAAAGCGAAAGGCGCTAGGGAACAAGCGAGGGAACTCTTAACGTTAGCGCAACAAGAAGGTGGAACACCAACACCGTATGCAGGTGGCATAACCATCAGCGACAAAGAAATAGACTTGGACAACAGCGACCTCGTCAAACCATTCTTTACCAGTGGGCAGTTTGCCAACACATCAGATTACGGAGCTGGTCCAGCTCAAGCGCCGAGTGAGCTGCTTGATGATGGGTGGACTTCGTGACAGGGGCATCACCTTCAGCGGTGTTCGCCACTGATTTGAAAGTGCAGATGACTCCGACAACTGTTAGCGTCAGGACATCAAGCACAACAAACAATTACGGCGAGTACAGTTACAGCGGTGACGCTACAACATATCCGGCGTATGTTCGACGTGTCACTGAAGCTGATCGAGACGTTTCTAACGTTGACGCTCAAGTTGATTTCGTTGTGTATATCCCTGACCAAACTTTGTCGCTCGCTGTTGATGACCAGATAACATTACCAGCGCCAGTCAGTGCGACACGCCCCATCGTCAAGGTGGATATCCGTTCTGATGCTTTGGGGCAAGTTGGGGTAGTAGTGTTCATAGGGAAGATACGATGAGCATAGTCATACAGAACATGGGGCAACTAAAGAAGGCGCTAGCTGCAAGTAACTTGGTTGTTATGGAAGGCGCTAGGGAAGCCATCACTGATATGACTACAGTTCTAGCTCGTAAGTCAAATGAGTTGGTTCCGTTCGATACCGGCAATCTAGCCCGATCTATCGTTATTAAATACCCGACCGTTCTCAGCGACAAGCCAGAAGGGTCAGTCGCCTATGGTGGCACAGGAGCGCCATACGCTGTCGTGCAACATGAAGACACAACATTATCGCACCCACCGAAAGCGAAAGGTGGTTCCCCAGTCGCCGCAGGCACAGGAAGGGGACCGAAGTATTTAGAGTACCCACTGAAACGCATGGCGGTTCCTTTCTTCAACAAGAAACTCATCAAAGAAATTAATAAAGCGATCAAGAAGATGAGCCTATGAGTATGCTGACTGACATAGGCGCTTACCTTAATAGTGCGTCAATATCAACACAAGACCTGACGCTAGGCACGAACCTGATTCTAGGTCGATTACCGGAAAGCCCCGACACTTGTGTAGGGCTTATCCAAACAGCTGGAGTAGCGCCAACAGACACGTTCGGGTCTAGCTTCCCACCGCTCGAAACTCAAGGACTGCAAACATTAGTGAGGGCATCAGCCTACGCCACAGCGGAAGCGCTCGCCGTTGATGTGTTCAAGAGTTTGACTGCTGTGGATAACCAAACATTGACCTCAACCCTTTACCTGAAAGTGGAAGCGTTGCAGTCACCGTTCGCTTTGGAACGTGACGCTCAGGAACGACTGATAATGTCATGCAACTACAACGTAATCAAAGCGGTTTAGACG